TGTAAATACACCTGTTGTATTGTTATAACTAAATGCACCATCTCCGCCTGCATCTACATGACTAAGATGTGCTCTTACCTGTGTTGGTGCCGCCGCTATTCTGGCATTTGCTTCTGCTTGGCTTGGTCCTGTGTAAGTAAATACACCTGTTGCACTACTATATGTTAAACTTCCGTCTCCACCTGCATCAGTGACCGTAATATTTGTAATTTGATCTGATGTAATACTTATTGGTTGATTAGCCGCCGCTGTTAATTGTCCTTGTGCATTTACTGTAAAGTTACTTACTGTAGATGCATTTGCGCCATAACTAGCCGCACTAACACCTGTATTGTCTATGGATACTGTATAATTTGTGCCATCTTGTGATGCGGCACTTGTTATATCCATTCCTGTACCTGCAACTATAGTTCTTGCATATGGTCCAGTTGTGTCTGTGCCTAACTCTACTGCATTAGCAGATATTGTTACGTTTAAAGAAGGAGTAGATGTATTTGCATTTAATCCTAAAGCAACACTTCCTGATACATCACCTGTTAGTGTTAAGGTTCTATCTGCAACTAATGAATTTGCCTGATTGGCTAAACCTGTATAAACGTTACCTGATAAAGAAGCACCTCCGTCTAATACAATAGTACCAGAATTAGGTACAAAAAGACTACCTTGTAATGTTTTGCTTGAAATTAAATTTGTGCCTGCAAAGGTTAAATTAGCAAAATCACTTCCGCTCTTTAATGCTAATGTTGTTGTACCTGCTGTGCCGTCAGAATTAATTACGAATGCATTTGATTCAACACGGTTAACTTCTTGTGTAGTTTCTACTTGGGTAACGTTACCCTCAATCGTAAGTCTTCCCTTGATTACTAATTCTTCATCTACACCTATATAAGTACGTTTTGTTGTCATTTATATTTTCCTATGCTCTATAAAAGTTCTATAAGACTATTTATCATATATTTAAATTATGAAATTGAAGTCAAAAAAAGAGCCCTCAAAGAGAGCTCTTAATTTATCTAATAAGTCTTTCGGCTTACTGGAATGTTACACCTGACAATGTGACTGCGTCAACGTAGTCTGCCGCATTACCCAATGAACTTGCTGTATTAGTAAGTTCTTTGTAACCGTATCTTGTCATAAATGACACGACTGGTTCGAATGAACTAGGATCCATTACAGGTCCTGTGCTCATTAATGGGATATAAGGACAGTAGAATGCTGGAGCATCAGTTTCGCTTGATCCTTTGTAACCAACAAGAACTTTCGTTCCATCTGGTGCATAGTTATCAGCAAAAACTTTGATTGATCCGTTTAGTGTACCAACAAATTTAGTATTTGTAGGTGCTTCAAAAGATCCTTCAGTTGTTCTAGCAAATGTTGAAGTTGACGCACTTTGTAGTATTGTCAATGCTTCTGGAGAAACAACAATGTAGTTACCAGCACCACGTCTAGTTCTAGCCGCGATTCTGTTAGCCGCTCTGTTAATCTCAATTGCTAATAGAGCATGTCTATCACCAATATATGCTGGAGTACCTGTTAGGGTGCCACCGAAGTTTAGAGTTGTACCTGCACCTGCAAGAGTTCTTAGTGAACCGATAATTTCTTGGTCGATTTCAACTACGATTTCTTGTGCTAATGCCTGCATAATTTCTGCTTCGACGTCTACGCCATGCATTGATTCTGCGTCTTGAGCCGCCTCAAAAGTCCATCTTGCTGATAACCTTCTGGTTTTCGCTTCAACAGTTTCTTTTAAGATCTGAATGCTCATTTTTCTACCTGCACTTCCTTCTGCCGCCGCTGTAGCGTCAGGAGAACCTGCATATGTTTCAGCAAGTTTGAACGGACTTAAAGCCTCGTCACCTGCTGTTGCTCCACCACCAGTTTCAGAATATCTGACTCTTAATGTATGGATTTGGCCCACTGGACCACTCATTGGTTGGACACCAACAAGTTCGTTAGCGATAACAGAAGGCATAACCCTTCTAATTAACGGTAACATTACTTTGTTTAAAGTTGCGACTGAACCTGCACCTGTGGCACCTGCTGTTGCGGCCTCTGACAAATGTCTCTTTGTATTTTCGAGGACAACATCTAGACTAGATTTTCTGTTTCCAGATAACCCTTCTAGTAAAGCGTCTTTAGTTGCTGACCAGTTGCTTTCAAATAAGTCTGCCATTTCTAACTCCTATTATTTTATTGAAAGTCCGGCTAATTTACGAATCATGTCAATTTCTACAACATCATCCGCACTTTTGTCATCGGCTTCTGTTATTACAGTTGCCTTATTACCAGTATGTTCACTAGTAATTGATTCTGACAATGCCTTCTTCGCTCTTGGTGCCTCTCCATCTAAAACTGAAGGTAAGTACTTGTTAAAGGACTCTTCCAATTTTTCTGTTTTAACACTTTCAAGTAAATCAGACATGATTTCTTTCTTTTCTTTACCCAACGGGGCCATCAAATTGTTTAAAGTTTCTTTTCTTGCGAATCGATCCTCTGAAACTCTTAATTTAGATTCAACTAATTTAGTTGCGTCTTTCGATGCTTCTACTTTTGTTGATGCTTCATTAAGTTGATTTTCCAACTGAGCTACCTGTTTTTGTATTTTCTTGATTTCCTTTGCTTCATTCAAATAGCTCACGCCATATTCATTTGCAAATGCTTCAAAAATTCTACGACCAAAGTCGTTTTCACGTGCATTAGTAATATCTTCACGGAAAGATTGGACTTCATTAGTAATTACGCCGTTGACAACGTTTTCAACTTTGTCTGCCGCTTTCTTAATGAAATCTTTCTTGGCTTCTGCTAATTGCTTTCTGCCTTCTCTTACCATTTTGACTTTTTGTTCCACAAGTCCTTTTTTGTCTTCGTGGAATTCGGATAGTTCACTAGCAAGTTGCTCTGCTACAAAATTATCTAATTTTGTTACATGCTCACTTGTTCTTGTTCTATCTGCCCTAAGTTCTTTAACTTCTTTTGCAACCATTTCAGTTACAAAAGTGTCAAGTACCTTGGCATGCTCACTAATTGCTTTCGTGTATTTTACTCGATCGTTTGCAAGGGCTTCTTTTTCTGTTACAATTTCAGAAATTTCTGCTTCTACTTTTTCAGATATAAAGTTGTCAACTGCTTCTACGATTTGACCTTTGTCATGTTCGTATCGCTGTGCAAACTCTTCTCTAAGTTCCGCAGTAAGTTCTTCTCTTGCTTCAGAAATTTTACCTTCCCATGCTTCTTGAAGAGCAGACTTAACATCTTCTGTTAATTCCGCGTTCTCAAGTAGTTCTGTAAAATTCACTGCCATAGTAGTCTCCTACTTATAATTTTAAATCGTTGATGAAACCAGTGATTGCTTTCATCAAGTGTTTTTCTGCACTTTTATCGTGTGTTAATGCACTAGCGGTTTCAAACATTTGACTACCGCCTCGCATATTAAATAAACTCTCATATATAGTTTTAGGATAGGCATCAGGGGCACTTGGCTGTGCCACAATGTCCACTGTTACAATATCAAAGTCGCTTACTTGTCCACTTCCGTCGACATTTCCACTACCTCTACTGCTTACACCAAGTTTAGCACCTGCTTTTAATAATGCTCTTGCAATATTACCCATCGGTGTTTCTATAATTTTAAGTTTGCCCAAACCGTTTGAATCATCATAAGTCATATCTTGAATTATGTGGCTCACACGGTCTAAATTTATTTGTAGTTCTTCAGGATGATCTAACTCACCCATCACAGTCTCGCCTTTTCCAAGACGTTCCTTTACACTATCAACAGCCTTTTTAATTTCATCTTTGGGATATACTCTACCGTTTTGGTTTTTTACATCGCCTTGTATGAATAAACCTTGCATATATAAGTCTTTACCATCTTTTGATTCCATTATCTGGACATTAGATGCTTCTGGGCTTAGATATTCATATAGTTTATTGGCCATTGTTTAACTCCTACTAATTAAAAAGACTTATGCCTTTTTAGGTTCAACTTTAATGTTGTCTGTAGGTGTGTGATCTTTCGCTGACTCACCTTTGTTGCCTTCGCCGCCGTCTTTTAGGACTACTGCTTTAGTTTTACCGTCTGCGATTTTAGATGGAGCAGGCATTTTCATACCATGTTCGTTATCTGCATTTCCGCCTTTAGGTTCTGCAACGTTGTCAGATAACTTAGTTGCTTCTTCAACAACTTCGTCTTCTTCTGCAACTTCTTCGTCTAAGTCATATTCAACTGATTCTAGGTCCATTTCATCTGGCATAGCATCTAATTCTGCTTCTTCGCCATCTTCCATGTCGC